CCGCCAAACGCTTCGTCCCCGCCCGACGATGAAGTTGCCCAAGCTCTCCGCAACCCAAAGGTTCTTGCGGCTCTTGAGCAACAGGTTTCTCAGTATCAGCAGCAAGCGGAGCAAGCGCGCCAGCAGTTCGAGGCTGGACTAATTGAAAATACGAGAATGGCGCTTGCTGGCCTAGTGAGCCACTTTCCTGAATTATCCGGAGTACCGCCGCAGGGCTTGGCCGTCGCAATCCAGACCATTCATAAAACCGCTCCCGACCGCGGCGCCGCCATTAGCCGTTATCTCGAAGGCGTAAGCAGCCTGCTTGCGAATACTGCGCAGGTTGTGGAGAGACAGCGGCAGGAAGCGGCGCAGACCCAACAAAAACAGATACAGCAATATACCGCCGAATATCAGCGCCAATTCCAGGCTGGAGCGAAGGATGCGGATGCAAATTTTGACGATTGGCGTCGGTCGGAAAACATCTCAGATAGTCAGCTTGAGAGCATCCGAAAAGAATCCCTGGCAATGCTGGAGGATTATGGGCTCACTAAGGAACAGATCGCCCGAGAATGGTCCACATCGTCGCTTTTCAGGAGCTTTCCTTCGCAGCGCTTAATGGCTGATGCCGCCCGGTACCGGCTTTCCGTCAAGGGACTTAGGAAAGCCGTAGCGAGGCCCGTACCACCAGTGCAACGTCCCGGTTCCCCGTCAGATCGCGCCTCCGAAGGGGACTACGAGCTAACTGCGCTAAGTCAAAAACTTGATAAGTCGGCCCACTGGAAAGACGCTGCAGCATTGCTCCATGCGCGGCGAGCTAGGCGATAGGAGGACACATGGCACATTGGAGTGATGATGACAGCCGGCTCGGTGAGATTCTTGACCGCACCGAGCGATATACGGCTAGTGGACCAGAATACTGGGAGGCATATATCGCGGGCGTCGCTGTGATGCCCGCCCAGAAGAGGGCCGAAGAGTTGGTTGCGTGGGATCGGAAATTGGAATCTGAGACCGCCGTCACCCGCGAGACGGCCGAGCTAATCAGTAAGCGCCGGGAACTCGGGCGCTTACATGACATGCTGAAAAGCGTCGGCCGATGAACCTGGCAGCAGAGATTGCAGCCGCTCATGCCAAGAACGAGGCCGCCGTGGCAACTTCGATTGCTGCGCCACGGCTAGAGCTAGACCGCACACGTCTTCAGAACTTCGCGGACTTCTGTAAGCAGTACGGAATCCGTGCGTTACCCGCAGCCCCGGCGACCGTGGCCGCATTCATCAAGGCGGAGTACACCCGCGGTACCGCTCCAGACGGCATCTTGGCGACGCTTCAGGATATCGAGGCGTTGCATTCCAATGCCAACCTAGCCAACCCCGTGGCAACGGCGGCAGTCCGGTCGGTGCTGGAGGAAATACTGCACATTACCGGACCTCGCTCGTGGTCCAAGTCGGAGCGATTGCTGTTCGCATCACTCCCGATTGAAATACGAGCAATTATTGAGCGTAGAGTAAAACTAGATTCCAAGGCTGTCCGTGTGGCTCAGAACGAAGCGGCGGCAGCACGATTTGAATGTGAACAACTTAAACAGAAAGAGATTGAACATGCCAAAGAAGAATTACGTTAGCGGTTTCGGAGATAAAGACCCGGACGCAGCGGCTTTCTTGAGGCCCGAACGCGATCCGTGGGAAGCTTCAGCGTCCGGCATCGGGTATTCAGCACGCTATGATGACGACACCGGCCACGTCCGTGGAGCAAATTGGGACGACAGCGACGATCACGGCCTAGTTAATCGTTTGCCAGATGAGCGTCGCGACGACGCACACGAAGGGCTAGGGAGCCTGATTGACGACGATACCGGCATGGGCAGCGGCAATAAGATGACTGGCGGCGGTGGGCCACTCACCAAGGGCCGCGGCGTTGGCGATGGCAAGCCGCGATACGCACCTAAGCGCCTTGCTCCGCGCACCAATGCGCGAGGCTAATCATGGCTTGGGCGAAACGCAAACTAGAGGGGGATAATGTTCCTCCTCCCACTCCCGACCTGGCCGGAGAGATTCTACGGCTACGAGGCCAGATTGAAACCTTCATTGACCAAAAGCTAATGGAGTTGAAGGGAAGTCGAGACGGAGCTTCGCAGCCAATCGATTTTCTACGACAGCAGCTCACCCGAGGCGACTCGTGCGCCTGTCGTGTCGCCATGAACCTATTGGCGGACAAATCCAATGGCTGAATTTTGTTTGCCCATTCTCGGGTTCGATCAGCCGCGCACGATACGCGAGGTTCAAGTGGTATGGGCGGACGGCAGTCCCGTGGGCGGAATTCTCGGCAGTGATATCCGGGAAGCACTAGCACGCTGCCAAGCCGAAGAGGCTGAAGAGGCTCATAGGCAATCGTTGCGCGATAGCGGCGTAGTTTTATTAGATGATTGGAGAGCCAAATGAAGAGGCCAGATTTAAAGACGGTCAACAAGGGCGGTCGGGGTTTTGGCGCGCTCGACAAGAGCGACCGCGAATTCCTCAAGCCCAACTTTGACGACAAGCTCCAGAGTGGCCAACGATATGTTGGTTACTACAACAAGGTGTCGGACACCCCAGGACGGAGTGATGACGAATGAGCCAATTTGTTAAGGGCATGGCTAAGATTGGCGGCAGAACGGCTGGCTCTCGCAACAAATACAGCAAGAAGTTCGACGACGATCTTCGTGCAGTGTACGATGAACGAGGCATCGATGCGGCTTCGTGTTTGCGCGGTAGAAAACCCAATCCAGTTTCTACAATTGTTTGATAAGCGTAACCCGGCCGAGTTTGAGATGGAGCGGGGTGCGATAACGCATATTAGCGACGAGATTCTTAATGTCCTCATTAACGAAGCCGAGCGAAGAGTTGCCCAACGACGAGCAGTTATTGAAAGCTTTGCAGTCGGAACGCCAGAGACGCTTCAGTGAATTTCGGCTAAAATACTTCATCCCGTACCCGAAACAAAAGGCGTTCTTTGATGCTGGCGCAAAGCATCGGGAGCGCCTGTTCATGGCCGGCAACAGATGCGGCAAGACCGAATGCGGTGCCGCGGAAATGGCGTATCATTTGACGGGTCTTTATCCCCCCGACTGGGCCGGCAAGCGTTTCGATAAACCGATAAGGGCTTGGGCTGCGGGCGTCACGGGCGAATCCGCTAGAGATGTTGTCCAAGAGAAGTTGATCGGTCCGCCGCTTCGTAGGGCGGACTGGGGACAAGGATTAATCCCCAAACACTGCCTTGGCGAAATCTCGATGGCGAAAGGCATCAACGACCTAATCGATTCCGTTTCTGTGAAGCACGTTAGCGGCGGAAATTCGGATTTGCAGTTCAAGTCGTATGCCGCGGGCCGCGAGAAATGGCAAGGAGTCGGCCTAGAGGTCGTGTGGCTAGACGAACAGAGCCCGGAAGACCTCTACTATGAGGCCTTGTCCAGAACTAATGAGACCGACGGGATTGTTTATTGCACATTCACCCCAGTTGAGGGCGTGAGCGGCATTGTCAGAGTGTTTTTACAGGAGGCGGAGAAAATATGAGTCGCGCAATCATTACGGCCACTATCGATGATGCGCTCCATTTCAGTGACGCGCAGAGAAAAGAAATCGTTGATGCCTATCCCCCTCACGAAAGGGACGCGAGAGTTCGCGGTGTGCCAAGCCTCGGAAGTGGCAAAATTTTTCCATTAGCCGAGGAACGCATCGTCATCGACCGCCGAGACTTCCCATCTCACTTTGCAAGAATAGGCGGAATCGACTTCGGTTTTACTCATCCGACAGCGGCCGTCGAGATTGTCTGGGACCGCGACCAAGACGTTTGCTATGTCACGAAGACGCACCGCCTCGCGGAAGCTAGTCCAATAATCCACGCAGCGGCTCTGCGGTCGTGGGGCGATCTTGTTTTTGCGTGGCCCCGCGACGGCAAGCGCGAGACCCTGGAAGGCGCGGGCCTTCCCTTGGCAGAACAATTCCGCGCCAATGGGCTGAAGATGCTCCACGAGCACGCCCAATTCCAAGACGGCAGCGTCAGTGTGGAGGCGGGACTAATGGATATGTTGCAGCGTATGGAATCCGGAAGGCTAAAGGTCTTTCGTCATCTAAACGACTGGCTGGAGGAATGGCGCTTATATCATCGTGAAGACGGCAAGGTGTTCAAAGAATTCGATGACCTGATGTGCGCCACCCGCTACGGACTGATGATGCTGCGCTACGCTAAGACCAAATCCTTTAACGACAAATGGCGAGCCCCAATCGAATATCCGAGGGCATCAGTAGCATGACCAACGAGGTTCACAAAGTCACCATACAGATACGCCCGCCCCGCGGTAATAACGACGGCGGCGAAGTTGCTATCGGCCATTACGTGGTTGTTGATGGCTATCTCGTGATGACCGACCAGGAAGGCAGGCCGGTCAATAGCGAAAAACACACACTAACGCCTGGTGAGGACGTGAGACTGAAGGCCTGTCGTCTAGTGCGCCGCCGCCGTACAGGCCCACGCGGCTTCAACGACAAGCTGGTCTATCCGAAATTGAAATACTGAGTTTGCGGGAGTCCGACAGCTTCCGCTTACGGCCGATTCCGGCAGCGTGATGCGGCGGAATTGGAAGCTCGGGGCGCGGCGAGCAACGACGCTGCGTCCCACCGATAGCTCGCTAGGGTTTACCCCCATCCCCTGACGAGCAAAGCGCGACGACCGTTCCCCGTTCCGCTCAAACGGTTTGGCGCGCAACTGGCTGCGGGGCCCCCTGACCCGCAGTAAAGCCGCGGCCGAGGCACGGATGTACTGTCTCGCGCCGCGGTTCGTTGCTAGTGGCGAACATAACCGGCAAAGCCGTCAGCT